AGACCCTCGACGCTGATCGTATCGAACATTGCCGAACTGGCGGGCAAGGTCAGCGAGTTCCTGCTACCAGCACAGGAGGAGGCGGCATGAGCAAGGAAGTGAAGCGGTACGGCATGTGCGGATTTGAGTCCGGCATCGTTGAGATGGAAGACGGGCCGTGTGTTGCCTGGGACGACTACGAAGCCCTTCTCGCTGAGCGGGATCGGCTGCGGGAGGCCCTGGAACAGATTGCTGCTGGTGAACGCATCGTCGTGCGATCCGACGGGCATTCATAGGTTTCAGAGGTCGAGAACGATATGACCATCGACTACCCAGGTATCGCTAAAGAGGCTCTCGCCGCCCTGCAAGGAGAGCAGCCATGACCGCCTACGTCCTCAAGGAGCTGGCCGGCGCCATAGGCATCACCGTAGCCGGATCGCTTATAGGAACTCTCGCCTACGTGGCGCTATTGTGGGGTGTTTGATGGATGACCGCGAACTGTTGGAGCTGGCGGCGAAGGCGGCTGGGGTTACTGGCGGATGGGGCGACAAGATCGAATACCACAACGGTGCCGTTGATTTGCGCGACGTGTGGATTCTTGAAGGTGACGACTTCGTGCCGTGGAACCCGCTCACCGACGACGGCGATGCGCTGAGGTTGGCCGTGGAGCTTGGACTTAGCGCTAGGCGTTTCGGCAACTTGATTGAGGTATGCGGAGCTAAGGCTGGCGGCGCTCACGGACTGATCCTCGACGAGCCAATCGGAGATGACGGCGTGCTGGCTGCATACCGCCGAGGCTTCACGCGCGCAGCAGCCGAGATCGGGAGGGCCATGTGATGGCTAGCCAAAGACAACGATCCCTGCGCTACGCATGGTGGCGGGGCTTCGCTATCGCCCTGCTCGTTTTCACAGGATGGATATACGTCAGCGCGCTGGCGGGGAGCATCACTCAATGACAAAGCACACACCGGGGCCGTGGCTGGTCGAAGGCCGCACCGTCTACGCGCTAAATGACGACGGGTATAACCGATTCAGTGCGCTAGTGCAGGACGCACACACGCCAGGGGATGAGCTGGAAGCAAACGCCCGCCTGATAGCCGCCGCGCCTGAGCTGCTGGAGTTTGCATTGTTGTTTCTGGAGAGGAACGGGGCCGATGAAACGTGGATGACAGCCCAGGCCCGCGCCGCCATCGCCAAAGCGCGAGGTGAGGCATGAGCCGCACCCAATCCCTCCCCTACGACGACACCCCCACAGGCCACTCATTCGCAGCGGCGTGGTGGACCCTTACCGGGTTCGGCGTCCTTTCCGGAACGCTCGCTTTCGGCCTCATTGGTGAGGCGGCGATATTCACACTTTTCGGCTAACCAACCATGCAACCAACCACAGCGCAGGTTCCGCCTGCCGTTGCGGCTCAGCTCGACTGGATGACGGTCGGGTCATTCGATCCTGATCGGTTCGAGGGCGAGAAGAGACGGCAGTACGAAGACGAGGCCGCACGCATAGAGCGGCAATGGGACAACCAACCGAGGTAGCCACGATGGCAACTGTAACGCTCATCCTGGGCAAGTCAGGCAGCGGCAAGAGTGCTTCGCTCCGCAATCTCAACCCGGAGACGTGCGGCCTGATCCAGGTTATCGGAAAGCGCCTTCCTTTCAAGGGCGCCAAGGCATGGGAAGGCCGCACCATCGTCACGGACGATTACCGCCGCATCATCGCCAGCGCACAGAAGATGGCAACGAAGGTGCCGGTCATCATCATTGATGACTTCCAGTACCTGCTCGCCAATGAATTCATGCGCCGCAGCGATGAAACAGGCTTCGGCAAGTTCACCGAGATCGGACGGCACACATGGGACGTGTTCGACGCGCTGCTGAAACTGCCGGAGGACGTGCGCGTGTACATCCTCAGCCACACAGAGGAGACAGAGGCCGGGCAGACCAAAATGAAAACGATTGGCCGCCTCCTTGACGAAAAGATCACGCTTGAAGGGCTGGTAACCATCGTGCTTCGGGCTGTGATTCAGGACGGCGATCACTACTTCAGCACCCGCAACAACGGATCGGACACGACGAAGGCGCCGATGGGCATGTTCGACGAAGACCTGATCGACAACGACCTGGCGGCTACTGATGCCGTTATCTGTGACTACTACGGCATTGCCCCGCTGGCTGCTGCCGCCTAACACCCCCAAGGAGACACACATGTTCGCACTCGACCAGAACGCCGCCCGCGCGGCTGACAACAAATCGGCATTCATCGACGAGGCCGGCAAGTACATCGGCACCTTCACCCGCGCTGAGTACATGGAGAAGAAGGAAACCGGGTCGACCGGGATCGGCTTCACCTTCAAGTCCCGCGAAGGCGCCGAAGGCCAGTTCTACCTGAACCTGAGCTATCAGCACGGCACGAAGAACGACGGCGGCCACCAGCTTTTGAACGCCATCATGGCCTGCCTATCGCTGCGCAATGTGGATGCGCCGAAGTCAATCGAAGTTGAGAAGTGGGACAAGGAGGCAAACCAGCGCGTCAAGGCGACCGTCCCTGGCTTCCCTGAACTAATGAACAAGGAAGTCGGCCTGCTGATCCAGATGGAAATCGAGAAGAAGAGCGAGAAAGGCCTGCCGCGCCCGACCATCTTCGCCCCGTTCTCTGCCGAGTCGGAGAAGACGGCATCGGAAATCCTCGACCCGAAGAAGCCGGCCGCCGCCAAGCTGGAAAAGATGGTCCAGCAGGTGATGAACAAGCCGCTGGTAGATCGTCGCCCCGCTGGTTCGCGCACCGCGCCAAGCGGTGATGACTACGCGGCCTACGCTGGCTCTGCTGGCGCTGATCACTTCGACGATCAAATCCCCTTCTAACCCTCCCGAAGGAGCGCCGCATGAAGCACTGTAAAAAGTGCGGTGCTCAGAAAGCGGAACACGATTTTTACCCACGAAACGCGACCTGTAAGGACTGCGTTAAGGCGGCCGTGCGCGCGAACTACGCACGGAATCGTGAGCATTACCGTGAGTACGAGCGCAGCCGCAATAACCTGCCTCATAGAGTCGAGGCGAGAAACCAGTACCTGCAAACCGAGCGAGGCCGCGAACGCAGCAACGCAGCAAAGCGCGCCTATATCAAGCGCAACCCAGAGAAGCGCGCTGCGCACAACGCTTTTGAGAGTGCCATACGCTCTGGAAAGGTGTGGAAGGCGCCGTGCTGCATGGCGCCAGGCTGCTTCAGCCAAGATCGTCTGCACGCGCATCACTCTGATTACGACAAACCACTGTCGGTCGTATGGCTCTGTAACTCCTGCCATACCAGCCTGCATTCGGAATTTACCAACAGGCTGCGCGCAGCAGCTTGATCTTCCTGGGCGCCTAGTGCGCCCTTCTCTTTGGGGTTGAAAATGAATATCCACCTAGATATTGAGACGATACCCGGCCAATCGCTAGCGGTGCGCGAACTTATCGCGGAATCAGTCACTCACCCAGCAAGCATGAGCAAGCCGGAAACAATCGCCAAATGGAACGCAGAGTGTCGCGAGGCGGCAATCGAAGAAGCCTGGCGCAAGACCAGCTTCGACGGCGCGCTTGGCCACATCGCAGTGATTGGTTACGCCATTGGCGATGATGAGCCTGTAACGCTCTACCACGACGCCTACGGCGCGCCAGAGGCTGAGCGCGACATGCTTACCGGGTTCTTCGCGGCAGTCGATAGCGCTGGCGGCAGGATGCTTGCCGGCGGCACTCGAACCGGATCAGTGCCGACCATCATCGGGCACAACGTGCTGGACTTCGATCTGCGCTTCATCTTCCAGCGCGCGGTGATGCTGGGCATTCGACCGCCGCAGTGCCTGCCGTTCGACGCGAAGCCTTGGGACAAGACGGTATTCGACACAATGACCGCCTGGGCCGGCGCCCGCAACCGCGTCAGCCTCGACAAGCTGTGCCGCGCCTTCGGCATCGCAGGCAAGGGCAGCGAGATCGAAGACGACATCGACGGAAGCAAGGTTTGGGACTTCGTGAAGGCTGGCCGCATCGCTGATGTTGCCCGGTACTGTGCCGGTGACGTTGAGCGAGTCCGCCAGATTCATCAGCGCCTGACCTTCCAGAACATCGCAGCCTGATCCACCCAGGGCGCCCAGCGCGCCCTCCTACCCGGTACACACCCATGCAAGAGTTCAAGTACGACCGCGTGCACACGCCGGCCGCGCACGAGGCTGCGCGCCAGGAAATCGCAAGGAAGATGGCAGCGTTTGAGGCTGCGAACGGGCAAGTCGAAACGCTGCCGATCCGCACCGACGACAAGCGCATTCCCTACCGCATCACCTGCCCGGAGAAGAAGCAGGCGGCGCGAGCCAAGGCCGTGGCGACCAGAAAGGCGCGCACGGTGGCCGCATGAGCAGGACATTGAAAGGCCGGCTTGTCCGGCGCGAGATCAACGGCATCAGCGAAAAGCTCTGCGGCTGCTGCAACGAGTGGAAGCCGCTGGACGATGAGCACTTCCAGTTCATCAAGACGACTGGCGTCTGGCAGTGCTACTGCCGACCGTGCCTTTACGCGAAGGCTGTAGCGCGGGCGCAGGCTCGCAGGAAGGCAGCATGACACGAGACGAATACCTAAGCCGCGCTTATGAGTTCGCGTTGCGTGGCGAGCGTCTTCCGCACGCCAGGCTGAACGCAGACATTGTGCGCGCAATCCGCACCAACCGCCGCGGACTAACAGCCAGCCAATGGGCAGAACAGCTCGGCGTCCACCAACGAACAATCGACAAGGTGCGCGACTACCGCAGCTGGCGGCACGTCGCCTAGGAGGAGAGATGACTTGCGCGAGCCCGCTCGCCGGTAGGAGGCGCACGGAATACCGGCACTGGACGTCGGCAGAGGACGCAACACTGGCAGAACTGTATGCCACCAAGCCCATCACCGAGATAGCAGCCTTGATGGGGCGCGGCACTGGCTCGATTCACAATCGCGTGTCGAAACTCGGACTGACGCGACCGGATGAGTTCAAGGAAATCACAGGCTGCGGCAGGTTCAAGCCTGGCCACCAGACATGGAACTCTGGCCGCAAAGGATGGCAGGCAGGAGGCCGGGCCAAGGACACGCAGTTCAAGCTGGGTCACCGACCATCGAACACCTGGCGCCCCATCGGAGCGGAGCGCACCGACAAGGGCGGCATCCTCTACCGCAAGGTGGCGGACACCGGCAACAAGCGCACTGACTGGCGCCCGGTCCACGTGATGTTGTGGGAAGAGCACAACGGCGCCGTGCCGACAGGTCACTTCCTCGTCTTCAAGGATCGCACCCCCGCCAACATCTCAATCGACAACCTCGAGCTGGTCACCCGCGCGGAGAACATGCGCCGCAACTCAATCGACCGCTATCCGCCCGAATATCGCCAGGCCGCCATAACGCTCGGCTGGTTCAAGCGGAAGCTCAACAAACTGGAGCAGCACCATGAACAACCTCAGTGATCTGCGCGCCATCCTCGGCAAGACGATGGAGGGCGTGCTAGCCGGCACCTACTCGATTGAACAAGCAAAGGCTGTTGCCCAGGTCGCGGCCGAAGTGAATTCCACGGCGCGCCTTGAGGTGGACATGGCCCGCGCTACCGATGGCGACTTCCGAGGCTCCGGTTTCATCGACGTCGAGCCGCGCATTGCGACGCGTGAGCCTCTTCGGAGGATCGCTCCGTGACTGATCGCACCTACACCATCACCGTAACCGAGCGCCAGGCAGCAGAGCTGCAAGAGGCCTGCGAGCTACTGGCGCGGATCAAGATCGGCCAGATCGACCACGCCATTGAGCGGCTGCCGGGCTTCTACGACCGACGCGACTGGGAGCAGGTCCACGCCACGCGGCACGAGATACAGCGCCTGGCGAACACGCTGATGCCGGAGGCCACAAAGCGCCGAGAGGATGGCGTTGCGTGGGACTTGTATCAGGTCATCCGGCATC